GGGTCACAAAATAGGTAGATCAACTCTATCATTAAGATGGGATGAAAGAAACTCTGTATGTCACTGCTCAAAGTGTCATAGAGATTGGCATAATTCTAAAAACACTACTGAAACACACCAATGGATTGATAATGAATGGGGACCTGGAACCTCAGAACAATTAGAAATCTATTCCAAAAGACAATCAACTATCAAAGGTACAGAATTAGATGATATTGATTACAGATTAACCCTAGAAAAGTTCTATAAAGATAAATATACAGCCTTAAAAGAAGGAAGAATGACCAGAGAAGATGCAAAATCTATAACATGGGATGATTTCTTTCAAGATTGGAGAGCTAATGTACAAATCTAAATCCCTTAATAACCTAAAACATAAAGATCAGGTACTGAACCACATAGACACTTTCCTTAGAGATGCAGAAATAAGAGGATATTGGGAAGGATTAGCAAGTGCAGAAATAATAGGTATAAAAAGAATGGATAATATCTGTAGCCACTTTAATATCTCTTCTGAAACAGTTAAAAATATAATTTATAGGAAATAAAAAAGCCTCAAAATCAATCTGAGGCTTTATTTAATTTGTATAGATACTCAACTGCTTTAGCTACAGGTGGTGGAATATTTCTTTTATTGTTTTCATACTCACTTAATCTGTGCTTATTTGGAATCCCTACTTTATCACAGAATTTACTTTGAGTAAGCCCAAGTTTAATCCTGATCTCTTTAATCTCAATGCTATCCATTATGCACTTAATAATACATATTCTGCAATATTTTCATCAGCTAAAGCTCTTTTCTTAATATAACTTTTTGTGGCTTTAGAAGGCAATTTTCCACTGCTTAAAGAATTATCACATTCTTCCTTAGTAATAAATCTAAATGTCATTGCTATATCTAGGCAAGTATCATTGTCAAACTCTCTAACTGCATCAATTATGTCATCTCTCATTTGTATTTCCTTATTTAATTAATTTCTAAACTGATATAAGTTATCAATATGATAACATATGATGCAAGTAAAAAGTATTATGCAAGAAAAATGGGGTATTTTACACAGGGAAGGGTTGGGAATAGTCAGGGAAGGGTTTAGGGAAGGGTAAAGGAATATGTAAAACTTTACACTATGTTTAACATTGACAAACAATAATAAGGTATAATCATGGGAGAACTATTAATATTCTGCTCTGGTATAATTACTGGGGCTATCACTTTATATGTAGGCTTTAAAGTAGGTGTTAAAACCTCTGAAAAGACCTTAGAAGTTGTCCTACCACAAGAGGCTCCTGAATATGAAAAATCAGTCCCTGAAGTTGTAGGTTATGATTGGGAAGAGTATTCTAACTACTTATCTAACTTTGGTAAGGAACCTAAAGACAGAACTGAAGAACCCAATAATGATGAATTTGAGGAATTAAATTAAATGCCTACAGTAAGAAAAGGTCCTAAAGACTTAAAATCATTTCCATACACCAAAAAAGGACAAGCACAAGCTGAAGCATATGCTAAAAAGCATGGTGGAGTTGTGATGAATAATATGGAAGAAATAGAGAACCAGAAGAAAGATGTCCTTAAAAACATAGCCAAAGCTAAAGGTACTAAGATTCCTATGAGATATGAAGGCTATGGTATGAAAGACTTACCAAGTGAACCTGAAATAATGGAAAAGAATTACAGCAGTGAATCTAAATCAAAGTACCCACTTAAAGGTGGTGTACCAACAACTTCAAAAATGATTAAAGGTAAGTCACAGCCTAAATATAAAATGAAAAAATTAAAGAAATTAGCTAAGAAATAACAGGCTACTTATGAAGACACATACTTCATGGAAAAAGGGACAATCTGGTAACCCAAATGGAAGACCAAAAAAGGGTGATGCAGTAGCTGATCTTATAAAGAGAAATAAGCTCAATGGGGAGATGGTCAAAAAAATGTATAAAGTAGCAGGGACACTTGGAACAAAGGATGAACATAAACAAGCTCTTGCCTGTGCTAAGATCCTTTTAGATAAGATAGTTCCAGACTTAAAGTCCCAAGAATTACAAGTAGAGAACACTAATCCTGGATATGTATTACTACCCACACCAATAGATGTTACTAAGGCAATAGATGGTGAAGTAGTTAAACCAAAGCAGTTAAAATAATTGGAGATATGGAAAGCCCATCCTGGACCACAAACAACTGCACTTCAAACAAGAGGAGTGTATGAACTGTTATATGGTGGTGCCAGAGGTGGGGGCTGACAGGTAAAACTGATGCAGGACTAGCATGGTTGCTTATTGACACTGACAATCCTTTATACAGAGGGTTAGTAGTAAGAAAAAATGCAGAAGATTTAAGTGATTGGATTGATAGAGCAAGGAGGATGTATCCTCAAGCTACTATCACAGGGAAACCAACAGTTATTAGATTCCCTAGTGGTGCAGAAATTAGATGTGGACACTTAAAAGATGACTCTTATACAAAGTATCAAGGTCATGAGTACCACAGAATACTCATAGAAGAGCTTACACAGATCCCTGATGAGTTAAGTTATTTGAAATTGTTATCAAGTTGTAGGAGTACAGTAGAGGGCTTAGATCCAAGAATATTCTGTACAAGTAATCCAGGTGGTAAAGGTCATGCATGGGTAAAGGCTAGGTTTATAGATAGAGCAGAGCCTAGAACCCCATTTAAGGACTCACAATCTGGAAGACATAGAATGTTCATCCCTGCTACAGTAGAAGACAATCCAACAATAGTAGAGAATGATCCTGATTATATTAGATTCCTAGATTCCCTACCAGAGCCATTAAGAAGTGCATGGAGAATGGGAGACTGGAATGTGTTTGCAGGTCAATACTTTGTAGAGTATCACCCTAATGTTCATGTGATAAGTGAAGACAAAGCTAAAACAATGGGATATGGTGATCCTATAAACAAGACCTACATAGGAATGGATTGGGGATATGCAAATCCCTTTGCTTGTATATGGATTCAAGTAACCCATGACAATACAGTATTCTGCTACAGAGAGTTGTATGGGACAGAGAAACATCCTGTAGAATGGGCAGAACAAATTGTAGAGAAGAGTCAAGGTGAAGACATACATATGACATTAGCAGATCCAAGTATGTGGATCAGGAATCCAATGAGTTGGAAGTCACCATCTACAAGTATGTACTCAGACAAGTCAATTGCACAGAGCATGATTGATGCAGGAGTTCCAATTATGACACCTGCTAACAACAATAGAGTGAATGGATGGAGGAACATGGCTCAGTTGATGCATTTTACAGAAGGCACTATGCCTAATTTCTATGTTATAGATAAGACTTGTCCCAACTTGATCAGAACATTACCAGTAATGGTGAGAGATGAAAAGAACCCAGAGGACATTGATACTACTCTGGAAGATCATATAGCAGATGCAACTAGATATGCTTTAAGTCATATAGATGCACCTAAGAAACCAAGAGATAAAAAACCTATCCTACAAAAGCAGATTGAGAAACTCATGATGCCAGAGCAGGATGAGAATTGGAACTACAATTTTGTATAAAAAAAAGAAAAAGAAATTAACTAAAAAGCAACTTTTAAAGAAGTTGGCTAAAAAAAGACAAGGCTCTAACACTGTTTATAGAGAGCCTTTTGCAATAAATTTACAAGACTCTTCAGGCAATCAGTTGCAAGACTCTGGAGGTAACAACCTTCAAGGTACAGTAGATGATTTCTTCTGGAACAGCTCAAATTACCCATAAGGAGATTAGATGGCTACACAAATAGCATTAGATGCAACAGGAACTAAGCTAAATTTTGATTCAAATACATTTGTAATAGATGAATCTACTAATAAAGTAGGAATAGGCACAGCAAGTCCAGATGAAAAACTACAAGTTAATGGAGCATCAGGTCTTGATGGTGCAACTCCTCCAACAATAAAAATACATTCATCTAGTGCAGGAGACTGGACAGATAATGCTACTTTTGCTAAACTGGCTTTTGGAAATGATGATACATCAGGAGGTATAGCTTGTTCAATAAATGCATATGTTGATAGCAATTCAGGTAATAATTCAGGTTTATCATTTTATACATCAGCAAGTGCTAATACTCCACTTGAAAGATTGAGAATTGATAAAGCAGGTAATGTAGGAATAGGTACTACATCTCCCTTATCTAATCTTCATATAGTTGAAACAGGTGGGGGTAGTGGTAGTCTTACTATTGATTCTAATGAAAACAATGCAACATTACAGCTTAGGGCAGGATTAGATGGTGAAGCAGAAGAAGCATCAATAACTTTTTGTCAAGCCTCAAGTCTTAAATGGCAGGTAGGAAATAGCACAGGTAATGATTTTTTTATCTATGATTATACAAGAAGTGCTATTTCATTTCAAATACAAGACAATGGACATATGGCATTAATGCAATCAGGAGGTAATGTAGGAATAGGTAATACTTCACCATCAACTAAACTACATTTAACTACCTCAGATAGTGGTACTACTTTAAACAATTTTAGTGGAATACATATTCAAAATTCAGATACTACAAATGGAAGTGGAAATGCAATAGTATTTTCAAATTCAACAGTAGGTAATGGCTGGACAAGGATTGGAGTTGTGCAAACTGCATCTCAAACAACTGATTTATTTTTTAGCACTATGAATAATGGAAATGCCTCTGAGAAACTAAGAATTAAATCAGATGGTAAGGTTGGTATAGGTACTACAAGTCCATCATTTCTTTTAGATGTACATGGTGCAAGTAACCCAAAAATAAGAGTAAAAGAATCAACTAATACTGTTGAAGGAGTGTTAGCTTGTGAATCAGATAGGGTTAATGTAGGTTCAACAAGTTCTCATGAATTAAAGTTTTTAGTAGGCAATAGTGCTAAAATGACACTTGATACATCAGGAAAGTTAGGTATAGGTACTACAAGTCCAGCAAAAATTTTAGACATAACATCTACAACAAGTGGGTTTTTACCTCCAAGAATGACAACTACTCAAAGAGATGCAATAAGTAGTCCAACAGCAGGTGAAATTATTTACAATACAACAACAAATGTGCTAAACTTTTATAATGGTTCAGCATGGGGAGCAGTATAATGGCAAACTTTACAGAAGCAGAAGCAAATGCTTGTACAATAGTAAGATTAGAAAAAAAGATGACAGGTGGCTCATACACTAGTATGATTATTGGTGTTACTGATGCAGATGGTAATTACTATGATTGGTCAGACACAACATTAAAAGAAGATGCTACTAAGGCTGAAATTAAATTAGCAGTATCTACTCAATTACAATCTATGTCTAAACAACCTGCACCTATAGTTACTACTTATGAAGAATTAGCAGATAAAGGAAAAGGAGAAACAGTTGGCTAAGACTAAACCAATAGATCAACCTAAACCTACTTTAAAAGAAAAGATAGCTCAAGTAGAGAATGAATTAAAACAGATTGAAGCTGAGTATCATAAAAGAGTAGGCAAACTTGAAGTATTAAAAGAGTTACAGCTTGAAAAGTGATCTAATCAAAAAACTAGATGCTATGTTTGATGAGGCTAAAAAAGCCAGACAGCATAAGCCTGGTAGATGGAGAAGAAATGAGGAGTTATATTCTGGAAAGATATTAGCTCCTTTTAACCTTCCTAAATACAAATCTAGAATTGAAGTCCCTACACCATTTAGTATTGTAGAAACTATTTATTCTATCCTTACAGATAGGAAACCAGTAGTTGATTTAATGCCTAAAACAGAGTCTCAGATGGGATCTCTTAAAATGGCTAGAGAAATACTAGATAACCAACTTGAAGAGTCTAAGGCTTGGAGATCAGTTAATGGTATGAAGAGGGATGGTTTGATATATGGTAATGGATTCTTAAAGATTAGTGATCAGGATGGTAAACTTGTTATAACTAATCCTGATGTATACACTGTGTTCTTTGATCCATTAGCTAACAACATTGAGAATGCTAAATGTGTTACCTTTGCTACACCTACTTATGTAGATGAAATTAAAACCAAATATGGTAAAGAAGTAAAGCCAGAAGGTAAGTTAGATGAATACAGATCATTTATACATCAGCAAAAAGAAGATGATAACATAACTCAATTAACTGACACTACTGGTGCTGAAACAAATTACATGGAAAAGTCACCAATAAGCACATCAGCAGATAGTGATTATGGTGGTGGACAAGCATTATTGAAGGAGTGTTGGTATTATGATGGACCTGATCTTTACTTGGCTACTTATTGTGGGGATGTTTTGTTGCAACATATCCCTAGCCCTTATCCTTTTATCCCTCTATGTATGTTTAAAAATTATGGAGATGATCATTCAATTTGGGGTAAAGGTGAGCCAGAAATTATTGAGCCTTTGGCAATAGGTACTGCAATAGCAATGTCTCAGACTGTAGACAACTCTT